TAGGTTGCTCTTGTATAGCGTGTTCTAATGCTTTATCCTGCCAAGTCATGCAAAAAACGATCCAACACCAGGAAAATCTTGAGGTAGCACCTGACGCTTTGGTAAACGCACTCCATCTAAATCCATCTTAGCACTTAGTTCAAATTCTATTCCATTTCTATTTTCTGCAACTTTTCTGTCTATAAAAAATATTTGAGTAGCGAATGTTGCAGTAGGATCAGGTGTACCAAATGGATTTATACCAGATTCCATATCTATTAAACCTCCATTTTCTTGTATCAAAAAATTACCATCTTCTAATAAAATATCTCCACCAGTAAAATTAACATTATCAATATATCTACTTAAAGTTCTAATACGAGTAACTTTTGCCCC